ACTGTATGACCGCTTATCTTAACGATAGGCGGTTTTTTATTGGAACAGATAAATGACCAAAGCCTACTCAACCCTACAAATCAAATCGGTAACCGATACCGATGATGAACGCATCATCACAGGCATCGCTAACACGCCATCCACCGACCGAGATGATGACATTTTAGAGCCAATGGGGGCGGCGTTTGTTCTGCCGATACCGCTACTGTGGCAACACAATCATAATCAACCGATTGGCGAAGTGATACAGGCAACCGTTACCGACAAAGGCATTGAGATTGTCGCCAAAATCGCAAAAATCGCCGAAAAAGGAAAACTTAAAGACCGCATTGATGAAGCATGGCAGTCCATCAAATCAGGGCTTGTCAAGTGCTTGTCTGTGGGCTTTAAAATCAAAGAATACAGCTATCTTGAAAACTCATGGGGGCTACATATCAAAGAATGGGAATGGTACGAATTATCGGTCGTTACCGTCCCTGCCAATGGCGATGCGGTCATTACCAGCGTTAAGCAAATCAAAGAAGCGTTTAGCCTACCTTTGCAGCCCACCCCAAATCCACCAACCAACCCAATCCAGCCACCATCAACCCCAACCACAATCACAAAAGCAACCCCCAGTAATGGTGCGGTTGCTTTAATTTTATCCAACCTAAATAACGGAGTATCATTACGATGAACTATGAACAACAGCTTGCCAAAGTCAAAGCCACCATTGTTGATAAGCAAGCCAAAATCGGTGAGATCATGACCAAATCGGTTGTAAGCGGACACACCCCAAGCGACGATGACGAAGCGGTCATTGGTGCATTAGAAAATGACATTGAAAAGCTAGAAAAAAATGCCAGTCGTCTGGGTACACTGATAAAAGCCCAAACGCTGTCAATGACGGCCACCGAAGTGGCAGGCGACACGCCAGATGAAGCGGACGCAAGTGCCAAAGGACAGCCCATTCCCAAAAAAAGCAAAAGCGTGCAAGTAGAATCTAATTTGCCCAAAGGTATCGGCTTTTCACTACTAGTCAAAGCGTCCGCCATTGCCACCAAGTCCAAAGGCGGTGTTACCACCCGTGAAGTGCTTCAAGGTTGGAATGCCCCTGAGGGCGTCATCCGTGCCGCCACTCAAAAGGCGGTCATTGGTACAACGACTGATGATAAATTTGGCAAAGAACTCATTGATTATGCCAATTTAACGGGGGAGTTTATTGAGCTTGTCCGCCAAAAAACCGTGGTGGATAAAATCGCTCATCAAATGCGACAAGTGCCATTTAATGTCAAAATCCCAACACAAACCGCAAGCGGCAGCGTTGGCTGGGTAGGTGAGGGAAAAATGAAGCCTGTGGGCAATCCTGAATTTGGTTCAATGACGCTAGGACACGCCAAAATCGCAGGCATTGTACTGTTGTCAGATGAGCTTATCCGCTTTTCTAACCCCAAAGCTGATACGCTTGTGCGTGATGATTTGGTGGCAACGGTGGCTCAGTTTATTGATCAGCAGTTTTTTGACCCTGATAAGGCAGAAGCCACCGAATCGCCAGCATCTGTGCTAAATGGCGTAACTGCCGTAACAGCAACAGGCACAACCGCCGATAAGATTGATGTCGATACCAACACACTCATCGCCCAACTGGTAGATGCTGGCATTAGCTTAGAGGGGGCGGTATGGGCGATGAGTGAGACCCGTGCCATGCAGATATCTGGTATGCGTGATGCACTGGGTCGCACCTACTTTGAGGGCATGAGCCTTGTGGGCAGCCGTTCGCTCAAAGGTCTGCCTGTGCTGACCTGTGGGTATTTGGCAGATAAGATTGTGCTTATCATTCCAAATCAAATCCTACTGGCAGATGATGGGGGCATTGATTTTAGCGTCTCAACCGAGGCGACCATCAACATGGGGACAGACGATGCCCCAAAAATGGTCAATCTGTTTCAAAATAACTTAACCGCCATCCGTGCCGAACGCTTTATCCGCTGGAAAAAACGCCTGCCCAAAGCCGTGGGGTATATTAAATACACAGGTTAGTCAGATACAGCCTTATTTGATGAAGCCCCATGAATGAAAATGGGGCTTTATTTTAGGAGATTTCATGCAAATCACATATTTAAAAGACGCACCGACAGGGGCGGTGGGCGAGACGCACGAGGTGTCAGAGCCACAGGCAAGAATACTTATCATTTTGGGCATTGCTAAGCCTGCTCCCAGCCAATCCAAAGCAGACAAGCCCAAACGCAAAACCAAAACAACCACCGAAAATAGCGAATTGGATTTGTCATAATGGGATTTTTTGATTTATTCCGTAAAAAGTCGGTAGGTGGGGCAGGTAGTGGCTGGTTTCCCATCATTTCTGAACCCTACACAGGGGCGTGGCAAAAAAACGATGAGTTAAAACGCACCGATTTGACCCATTTTCATGCCGTGTTTGCGTGTGTGAGCTTGATTGCAAGCGACATTGGCAAGCTCAAAATGGACACAAAATCGGTACAAAATGGCGTACTTTTACCCACCAAATCGCACGCCCAAAGACTACTTAAAAAACCCAATCCCCACCAAACTTGGCAACAATTTGCCGAGAACTGGATAACTTCCAAACTACTTAGGGGCAATGCCTACATTCTAAAACAGCGAGATTTGTTTGGCGATGTGTTTTGTCTCTGGGTGCTAAACCCTGACCGTGTTAAGGTTTTGGTGGGCGATGATGGCGAGGTGTTTTATCAAATCAGCACCGATAAGCTGTACGGGCTAAGCGATACCACTGTGCCAGCGTCTGAGATGATACATGACCGCATGAACTGCTTTTATCATCCACTTGTTGGTTTATCGCCTTTGACAGCATGTGCAATTAGTGTAGGTTTGGGGCTGTCCATTCAGCATACCTCCGCCACGCTCTTTGGTAATAATTCTCGCCCAAGTGGGATTTTATCTGTGCCATCAGACATCAGCAAAGAGACCGCCCAAAAGGTCAAATCTGACTGGCAAGCCAATTATAGCGGTATTAAGCGTGGTGGCATTGCTGTTTTGGGCTCTGGGGCAAAATACGAACCCATTGCCATGAGTGCAAGCGATAGCCAAGCCATTGAACAGCTTAAAATGAGTGGTGAGACCGTCTGCTCCGTGTTTCATGTGCCAGCCTTTAAAGTGGGCATGGGCGAGATTAAGGCAGGACAAAAGGTGTCGGATTTGAACGAGATTTATTATAGCGACTGTCTGCAACACTACATAGAAGCCATTGAAAACTTGCTTGATGAGCATCTTGACCTTGAAAAAGGCGTGGAGTGTGAGGCAGATTTGTCCCCACTTATCCGAATGGATAGCACAAGCCAAATCATGTATCTCAAAGAAGGGACATTATCTGGCATATTTAGCCCTAACGAAGCCCGTGCCACATTGGGCTTGCCACCTGTGGTGGGTGGGGAGTCGCCACTCATGCAGCAGCAAAATTACAGTTTAGAAGCACTTGCCAAAAGAGACAACAGTGCCGACCCCTTTGGCAATCCACCTACGCCAAGTGAGCCGAATAAAACCGCCAAAGCGGTCAAGCCACGCTTGCGAGTGTATGCCACTATTGATAAGGACAAACAATAAGGATAAATCATGATTTTTGCCACCCTTGACGAGGTTAAGCACCATTTGCGTTATGACGATGATGACAGCGATGAGATTTTGACCATTTATTTACAATCAGCACAAACAGCGGTCAAAAACTACATCACAGATGACATCACAGATGAGATGCTGCCTGCTCTAAAAGTTGCCACACTGCTCATGGTGGGCTATCTTGATGAAAATAGAAACAGCGAAAATGGGGCAGAATTTGGCAACTTTTTACCTGCCCCTGTCCGCCAAATGCTTGCCCCTTATCGCACGCCCACTTTTTAACTTTTTGGGGAAACAATGAAAGCCACACCAATACGCCACAGACTTAAAATCTACCGCCAAAGTGCCACACGCTCCGCCACAGGGGCGGTTAAGATGGACAAATGGGAGCATGCCTTGACCGTTTGGGGGCAATTTATCCCCTTATCGGTTAAGGACATCATCGCAGGACAAGCACAGGACAGCCAAATCACCGCAAGGGCAACAATCCGCCACCGCACCGACATAGACCACACCATGCGAGTGCAATACGCTGGGCGAATGTATGAGATAGTTGGCGAGCCTTTGGCGGACAATGGCAGTGGTAAAGAGTATCTGACCTTGATGTTACAGGGGGTAGCTGATGATAGGCAAAATTGAAGTTTTAGGCTTAGATGAGCTTGATAAACAGCTTGCTAAACTTGATGATAAAGTTAAAGATAAAGCCCTATCCAAAGCCCTAAATCACGCCCTAAACCCAATGCGAAAAGATGCCAAACTTTATGCGTCTGTTGCCCCTGAGCCACATACGATGATTGTCTATGGCGGTCGCAGGGTTGTTGTTCAGCGTGGACTGCTCCGCTCTGCCATTCGTAAGCGTAAAGTCCCAAAACGAGAAATGGGCGAGCTTGGTGGCCATGGCGTGGCGATGGGTATTTATGTGGGCAAAGGCACAAAACAAAAAGAATACCCCAATTATTGGCATTTTTTGGAATATGGCACAAGTCAAATGCCTGCCGTGCCGTTTTTACGCCCTGCTTTTGATAAAAATGTGCAGGTCGCTGTCAATGCTTTTGCAAAAACCTTAAAAGATGAAATTGATAAGATTGTCAAATGAACGCCAGCCAACTCATATATGAAAAATTATCGGCATTGGTAAATAATCAATGCTATCCCTTATTTATTCCAGAGCATAGCCCAAGCAATCCGCCTTATATTATCTACCAAATCATCAGCACCGAGCCTGATAATACTTTGGATGGCATGACAGGTCATGAGTGGGCAAATGTGCAAATCGATGTTTATCATAACGACTATGATGACTGTTTATCACTAGCCGCCAAAGCCATCAATCAATTAGACCAGATCAAACCGTCCATTTATCATGGCGTGCAATATATGCGTGATAATGAGAGCGGATTGTTTAGAGCTATCATTGAATACGGTTTTTGGCAAACCTTAGAATTTTAATTTAAACCGCCAACTAGGAGAAATCTCATGGCAAAAGTTGTAGAAAATCTTGCTGACAGCTTTTTTACTTTGCATGTCTCAGCAGACGGTAACGAATACCAAAAAATAGAGCATTTGTCCAAATGCGACCACCCAAGTGAAGAGAAGGTATTGGATGAGGTAACCGCTACCGATGACCGCCGTACCGTCAAAGCCCCCATTGATTTTAAGGAGGAAAGCGAGATTGAATTTGAATACGCCCTTGACCCCAAAGACACCACACACCAGCTACTTCAAACCAGTTTTGAGGGCGGTAAAGAGTTGCATTGGCAGTTAAAATATGTGGTTGCCACAGGCGAATCCCGTCAATTTAAGGGCATCATCTCAAAGCTGACCACCGATAACAGCGACCAAAAAAAGAAAATCCGCAAAACTGGTACAATTACCATCACAGGCGATGTTACCAAAGTTACAGGTTAATTAAATAACCCAAACCCACAAAATCAAGCCATTTAATCATCAATGGCTTGATTTATTTTAAATAAATTAAAAGGCATATATTATGAGTAAAGTAGCAACATTAGCAATCGAATTATTAGCAGGTCTATCCGCCATCAATGAGCCAAAGAAAATCAACATCGCTGAATTTGATGGCGACATTTATATCCGTCAAATCAGCGTGGGCGAACAAGAACAAATCGCCAAACACCTAGAAAAAGAAAAAGGCAATAATATGGCGTTGTCTTTTATTTTTGGTGTGTGCGATGAAAAAGGCAATCGCTTATTTAACCTTGATGATTTGGACAGCATTAACCAAATCAATTTTAAGGCGATGTTATCGGTAATCAAAGAAATCAACAAATTAAATGGCTTGGACACCGACACGGACGAACACGAAAAAAACTAATCGCCGACAAAAGTCGGCTTTTTTTATTTAAATTGGCAGGACATTTAGGTAAAACAGTGGGCGAGCTTGAACGCACGATGACCGCCCATGAGTTTGCCCAGTGGCGAGCCTATGACCGCCTTGACCCAATTGGCGGTTATCGTGGCGACATACAGTCGGCGGTGGTCGCCTGTGCCATGGCAGGGGGTAAGCCGTCTGATTATCTTATCATTGACCCAAACCCCATGACAAACGAAGAGCGAGAAGCCTATGAGCTAGAACAGAGAAAAGCACAGCTACAAGCCCAAATGGAGCGAACGCTTGCGATGTTTTCTACCTTAGGTTAAAAAAAGATAGGTTTTTGGGTATGATACGGTTGTATTGTATCCAAAGGGCTTTTTTATGCGACCTGTTTTAGCTTTATTGTCGTTGATGTCTTTTTCTGTCGCCCATGCTAATCAGCCATCAACCAATGACGAGCTTGATGATGCCATCAATCGTTTGATGGCTAATCATTCGCCCATTTCATTAACCAAACCCAATCTTGATACTTATCAAGAAAATGTTGAAAAATATTACCCAAACCAAGATTTATCAGACAAGCCAAATGTGCGTATCGGCATGACTGCTTTTGATGTTAGATATAACAGCAACTGGGGCGAACCCAGCGAAATTAGCACCATTATCAACCAGTTTGGCACACAAGAGATTTGGATTTATGGCAAATGGGATAAACTGCTGCATTTAACCAATAATAAAGTTACTCACATTCAATATTGACAAATTAGACCATTTTAAGGCATAATTTTACAAAATCAAAATTATATTTAGACGCTGACGGCTTAGGCTGTTCAGCGTTTTTTTATTATTACTTTATAAGAAATCATCATGGCAAAAGTTTTATCACGCTTAGATATTTTATTGCACGCCAACACCGCCAATTATGTGCGTGAGATGAAAAAAGCGGTCGCCAAGACCAAAAAAGAATTAAAGAGCGTGGCGGACTACGGCAAGCTTGTGGGCGGTCAGCTTGGTGTGGCTTTTGCAACTTTGGGTAGTGCGGTGAGCGTCTCACACATCATCGCCACTGCCGACCAAATGCAAAATTTGGCAAGCCAAATCCGCTTAGTGACGAGCAGCACCGAGCAGTTTCATGCCGTACAAACTAAGCTAAGAGCCATCGCCAATGAACAGCGGTCAAGTTTTGATGCGGTTGTGGATTTGTATTCAAACTCACAGCGGTCATTGTCCGCCCTTGGCAAAAGCCAGCAAGATGTCATCAATTTCACTCGTAACATGACCATGGCGATGAATATCGGTGGCAGATCAGCACAGGCACAGGCGGCCGCTTTAACCCAGCTTGGGGAAGCGTTGGCGTCAGGGGGTTTGCGTGGGGATGAGTTTAAATCAGTAGGC